AGGTCCCTTAGACTTCATGCATTCCCATACTATAGGAGCGGTATCAGGATGCTCTTCGAGGGCATGAGAATATGCTGGGTCAATGATGACTTCGCGCATAGCTAAATCAACTTTCTCGTTCCAAACAACAGCGGGTGCTAGTTCTACCGAATTTGGCACGACAGCTTTGGCGGCATTGATCATAGGATTGACCAATGCCATTAAAGCAACAGCAATCATTACCAGCGCCAACGTGGTCCCACCCAACTTTATGGCCGCCATTTTTTCATTCTCCTTTTAAGAAATTTATTTTTTTATTACTATTGTTTGAATAGAATTCATGTAGTTATCTTGCAATGTTTTTGAAAATAATTTTTTAGCTTCTGTTTGAAGATAAACCATATGAAGTAAAGTTTTTTCTTTACTCCATCCATATTTTATAGCTGCTACTTGACACTGATAAAGAATTGGATCTTCTAACAAAAGTTTTTCAATCATTTCCCAAGTTACATCATTAGGCCAGTCAAGCATTTCAATTCTCCTTTTTCTTTCTGCCTAATAGTTCATCCTCAGATTCCTGTTTTGGTTCGCGATGCAAAATAGTATAATTCCAAAACCATTTTACATCATCTTCAAACGATATCCATTTATATGCCAACGAATTGAACTCCGGAATCATAGTTTTAAATTGCCGACGTTCATATATTATGATGACAATAATTCTGATCAGCCACATAGGCAATGGAATAATATTTGGTTTTACGTAACTTGTAAAGATTAAACTTTTATTATACTTCATTCCCCATGCNACTTCAATGTTTAATACTTTGAACTCACCACGTTGTGACGAAGAAAAATCAGAATTTAAGATTTTTAAGANATTCACTAAGTAATCCATTTTATTCCTTTCTTTTTGAATATTTATCCTTAGCCTCATCAAACATCTTGCCGGTATATTTCCCGACTTCAATAGCTGCGATCCCACTGAAAACTAATCGCCCGATAAGATGCAGACCTTTAATAACAACATCCCTGGTATATGGTGTGGTAAAGCTAAGAGTGTTACTCGTTACCANACCAGCACCAGTTGAGGCCAAAAACTTAGCAACCATTTTCACAGTTTTATCATTGATCATCATCAAATTTTCTCCACGGAAAAAATTTAGGTGCCATGGTTTTATTTTTCCATGACACCCATCCTCATTTATTTCATCTTATTGAGGGTCTTGTCCTTCATCGTCGGTTTCGCTGGTCTCATCCAGCTCTTCTGCTTCCAATTCATCGCTCTGCTTCGAGGCCAGGATGGCGTATCCAATGATAACGCCTACCAAGGCTCCTCCGAGAGGGATTCCTTTTTCCAGAATAACTTCTTTGTGACTCTTTACGAATTCCGTTATTTTGTTGAACATTCTATTCTCCTTATCAAGATTTGATTTATGATTCATTATAGCCTTTGTAATTTTCGCGAAGTTCTACAATATCGCGACATTTTTATGCTTTGGACGAATCTTATATTTTAATACTAAACAAGGTTCTTCCTCGGGAGACATCTTAGTATCAAATATAAACTCTAGAAGTCCATATTCGACTGTCCACCCCAAGTCATCTCCGAGTTCTGTATGTTCAAGCCCCAAGTCATCATACAATTCATTGAGACTCATGTACATCTCAGTTATCAATGCTTGGTTGAAGGTGTTTTGAACACGACGGATATTCTCAGCAGAACTCTTGAAATATCGTCCGGATAAGCTATCCCAACATAAAGTTTCTCCTTTTCCTGTAAGAACAACTTGCCTATTAGATTTTGCCATCCGATCTTCGATAATTTCTTCGTCAATCTTTGCCGCTTTTTTCTCACCCAATTGCTCAACTATCTTATCTTTATACTCTCTAATACCAGCTTCCGCTAAGGAATATAAACCGGCAAGAGCAGCATATCTTCGTGAGTGTATAGTAGTCGCTCCCACAATACAAGCCACTGTCGTAATCCCCATAGCCACAACAGGAATATAAATCTTCCAAGTAGCCTCAATTTTCTCCATCATTGTGAGGTCTACATAATCGAATCCTTCAACTTCTGCGTCTTTATGACGATCCTCCCGTAATATGTCTATCATCCTTGTGGCTTTTGGGGCTGCATCCATGGTCAGCTTGATCGTTGTAGCAAAACCGGCTATACTCAACCCAGTTAATATTGTGGGAGACTCTTTAATTAAGCCATCCCGGATACGTCGTACGACTAACTTTGGATTCATATAAACTCCTTATTCAAGATAGAAAAAATGTGAAGATATGTAAGAACTCCTTACTCGTCAGAAGTTTGTTTCTTTTTTAAAACAGCCTACATATCTTCATTATAGCCCTTGTAATTTTCGCGAATTTATTTTTGTTTTGCCGAAAACATCCCCGGGGATTTTTAGAAAAAAGAGAAGCCTTGTTAGACTCCTCTTTTTCCCAATTCTTTTGGATTATATCCTGGCTTTCCAAATCCAGGAAAACGCCTTTTGAGATATAACATATAATCTCTCATGATTGAGCACAAGCAGCAATCCTCCGATATTCGCCACCACGCCTAAAATCACTTCCATACTTAGCTTAGATGATTCATTTACTTTGCATAGTACTTCAAGATTTCTGGCAGCAATGTGATATTCTTCGGTCTCTGGTTTGAGCCCTTTCAAACTTTCCAATACATGTTGTATCTCTTCTTCGAACGTTTTTTCCTTTACTTTAGATCGTTTCATTTTACTCTCCTTTCGAATTTATGGTTCATTATAGGAAAAGTAATTAACGCGAAACGATCAATCTAAGGATATAATTCTTTATGTCTTGCCTCATTTCCGAGCATATATCTGGCGATTTCTGTCTTATATTGCGTGGTACTAACNCCTAAAATTACATTAAGGAATGTATTTAAAGCGGCAATTGTNCCGACAATTTGAGTTCCATAAGCGAAATTCCATATTCCGGATAGTAAAAATACTAAAGTAGCTCCGGCAGGCATAGCATATCTGGCAATCCAGACAAAAGCGTCATATGTTTCTCCCGACATCCGAATAAGAACGCCTGTTAAACGCTCTACTGGTTGATGTGGGTCAAGACTCGCAGAGAAACCAACAAGAGGATAATCGCGTCTTACTACGCTGTTCATATAAACTTTTGTGCTGATTCCTAGCATCAAACCAAGAGCGGTCACAATTGCCATGATCGTTCCTGGAATCTGCTCGCCATACGGCAAACCCCAAATTCCTGATAAAGCAAAGTATAGAGTCGCCAATGCTGGTAATAAATAACTAGCTACCCATTTAAGAACATCATAAACCTTATTTGAAAACATTTTTCTCCTATTGATCCATATATTTAGGCCCAATCGCGAGCCATCCCGATAGTGTAAGTTGTGGGGCATATCTATGATACGGAGCCCCAATGACATGCTCCATAAATTCTGCAACGAATCCAGTAGTTGTAATGCTAACAACTCTTCCTGTGAAGTGTGACTCGTATATAGATCCACCAGCTGTAAGGTAAATCAATGGAGGATATGTATATGGTAATGGAAAAGTAATAGTCATTCGTCCTATTGATCCATATATATATCCTACTCCGACTTGGATAGCCGCATTATCAATTGGTGTATAATTATTTATTCCCCCAAAAGTCCAATCCGTCGCGTCTCCACCTTGACGAGCGATGACTTTAGCATTTATAGTTGCTAAAATACTATTAATTTGATTCTGAAGGTTTCCCTCTGCTTCTTGACTTAATTGAAAAATTATATTTTCAAACCAAGTATCAAATTCAAGTTGTTTTTGATCCGACCATTGAGACCATTCACTATCCCATTGTGCTATAAGTTCATTAATATTAAAACTTGTAATTGGAGAAGTAACATATGGACATTCTGATGTTCCAACTTTATTAGTTATATTTGCCGCGCTAATCGTAGTTAATCCTACTGGAATATGCACATATGCTAATGCATATTGATATAAAGTTCCTGATTTTTGTAATACAGGATATATTGGATTAACACTCGCTGTTCCTTTAATAATTTTAATACTATTTGCTCTCACACCAATATCAGAATCAACTTCAAGAATAACAGCATCATATCGAGCCCAACTCACATGTGGAGCATCATGTGTTAAAATTATAGGCGCATCATTTAATGTCCATGTATGATTGAACCAAGCACGTCCAGTTCCAACAATAACTTGAAGACCGCTTCCTTGTGGAATAACCATTAGACGATCTAGTATAGAAGAAAATATACCATCTTGTATTATTCCATCAAATAGCGATGACATTTGTGTTGCATTATATGCTCTGTCACTGGCCGAGGAATTATAAAAACCGTAAGTAAGAGCCATTATTTCTCCTTTTTAACCTATTGTCCTGAATGTCGGATATTTTCTTATTCCAGTAGTATCCTCTGAGAATATAATTTCGGTAATCCTTGATCTAGCCTCATGATCATATTCGTCAGCTACTTCAACTATATCGCCCATACCATAATGCAGATTATAAATATATAATCCTAANGTATCAATTTGCCCATCAAAAGCTTGAAAATAAGAATTATTATATAAATCTTGTTTTCCCTTTTGTGCTAATTTATCTATATATTCTGCTTCAGTTAATGGCACTTCGTTCGGAACATTTCTGGTAATACTGCTGGCATCAGTATACATTTCACGACGATTTAATCCAGTCCAAATAGCATCTGCTTTAGCAACAACAACGATCATAGATTCATTTCCGATTCCTTTTTCGCCAGATACATAGTCCACATTTCTTTCGAAAAGATTTGTTTGCCTATATGATCCGTTTTGAATATTCTCAAATTTTTGTGAAAATATCACATAAGGATTTATAACTTGATCATAGGATCGATCTACTCCTAAATACAGTTTGAAAACAAACTGCCCAGATTCATTTAATGTTACTTTAAAACCAATGCCATTTGAACTACATATTTTTCTAATTGCGTCATAAACACTATAATCCGGTCCAAATTGATCGTCGACGACTTTAGCTTCTATTACTGAATCTCCAGATAATTCAAAAATAAAATTCGATATTTGTCTATCTGCATTTGTTGGCGTTATGATATTATCATTCAATATACTTTGTATGGCTAATTCCAAAGAACCTTGCAAAAGCATCGGTGGGAAAACTCGTCTTCGTTCCAAAATTATTTCGATTGATCGTCCTTTTACTAAGAGTTTGGTTCCATCTTCAAAATCAGAATCAATTGATAGGTCTTCGATGACCATTAAATGATCCGAATCTCTTAATTTAAGATAACGATCTTCCACTAATTTAGAAACAATATTAGCATTTACTGGAATAAGTACCTCGAAGTCTCCATTCTCTGAATATTTATCAACCCAGATTAAAGATTCAAAGGTATCTATAATATCCAAGGCATCGAAATTGGTTTCTAGTAAAATCAATTCCATATTAAGCCCCCTCAAAAGCAATTCTGTTTTCTATAACAAACTGCAGATTTGTAATACCTGTATCCGCAGTATATATAAATATATTATTGCCTTTTTCTAATTCAAACCAATCAGAATTTGGTTCTAGAGCATTGAACACATTATAGATAATTCCAGCCCTTTGCAAACGTACATATTTATTTCCTCTTACAGTAGAAATCGTTAATAAATCTCCACTAGTAAAACCACTTCCAACAATTGCTGCTAATCGAGTATCATTTATCTCAAGAATTTCTTGAGTTGCATCATTGGAAATATGTAAACCCGTAACAGATCCTAGGAAATTAACATATATAGTAACTCCAATAGGAGCATCTCCTGTATATACTATATTCCCTTGAGTATCTATGATTATTTCACCCATCAAAAGAAGGGGAAGAGTTAAAGATTCATTAGAAAACGGAAACTCAAACAAAGACTCGATAGTGCTGAATATAGTAACAGCTTGAATCTTTGAATACAGAAAAGAATCTGGGCATATTAAAGAAATAATAGTACCTTCATCATTATTAAATATGTTTGGATCATTTGTTTCAACATACCCGTAAGTTTCTGAGATACGAAGATCGCTTTCCACCTCTATCAATATGCGTTGTTTGATAGGAAAATACTTGTAACTGTTATGCCTAGTATGTTCGATAGTCGGATTTGGGTAAAACCCCAGATCGAGAACTATATTTCTTGATCTTGCTCTAGCGCTATTGAATAAAGCACCATCTGTAGTAGCTAATTCCATCGCATTTATATCGGCTTTGGGCGGACCGAGTCCATCTATTTTATTAACTAGAAACCCGGATTTCTCCGGGCTCCTAATTTCGAACGTAATTGATTCGCCCAAGTGATTGGTTACTTTTATTTTTTTTATCATTAGTTAGGTACCAATCCTTTCTTCAAATTTAGTAAATTTCTTGTTTGTCTATAGATTTCAAATCTCGATAAAGCTTCAGGCGAATAGTTGTATTGATTAAAAGCTATAGCCGAAGGTTGAACAGCTTTTGGTGAATTGGATAAAATCTGACTCGATTCAACTTTAGGTGGTTTAATACTAATAATACCATCAGCAATCCTAGATACATTTAAAGATGATCTTCCAAAAATACCAGAAATTTGTTTATTTCCCGAAACAATCTCGGACAAATCAAGAACTGGTCTTATTGTTGGATTGATGTCAAGATTATCATTTACACTATTATTAATTTCTGCCATTATATTTGCTAATCCGCCTAATGCATCATCTCCCAAATTCTTAGCCGCATCGTAAACTAATTTTGAATATTCATTTATGCCATTAGCTAACCCTTGAGCTATCCACAAACCGCGTTTAGCAAATTCCTCTGATGGTGAATTGGCATCAATCTGTATGCCAATAGCAGCTAATGCCTCTTTACCGAGGTTAGCTGCCGCATCTATGACTCCTTGCACACCAGCTTTAATTCCTCCGATCAATCCATCAATGATAGCATTGGCTAAGCGTCCGGCTGCTCGCCCAAGTTCTGGCAAGTTCTTTTCGACACCATCTGCAATGCCGTCAACGACAGATATAATCATTTCCCAACCAGCGTCAACCAATTCTGGCAATTTCTTTCCTATAGCATCTAAGAACGCTATAATTATATCAAAAGCACCTTCAACTACTAAAGTAACACCATCAGCAATTCCATCCAACAAGGCTTTCAAAAGTTCTAAACCCGATTCGATCCATTGCGGAACACTATTTGCTAAATTGTCGAGTAACGAGGTTATCAAGAATAATATAGCAACACTTAGTTCTGGAACTACTGATACAATAACATCAATCAATCCTAATAAAATAACTTTAAGAGCTTCGAAGAACTTCGGTGCTACATCTATTATTACTTGGATCAAAGCGGTTAGTAGAATTCCTAACGCATTTGCTATAACCGAAACAGATTCAGCTATCAAGGTTACAAACTGAAGAATTCCTTCAACAATTTTTGTTACTATCAATGGAATTAATCCGAGAAGTATTGCTATGATCGCTACTAAGGCCGTAACTCCTGCGGTTCCAGATATGGCTAATGCTGCCAAACCAGCTGAAAATGCTAACATACCAGCACCTACAGCAGTCGTTCCTATTCCAAATAGAAATAATGCTGCACTTAAAGATAATAAGACAGGTACTAACGGAGCTAGTATTAAACCGCCAAGAGCAAAAATAGCAAACACTGCAGCTATAGTACCTAATCCACGTGCTATTTCTTCAAGTTCCATCGAGCCAAGGGCTTTAAGAGCAGGTACAAACATAAGTAATGCCCCAGCCATTACTAACATTGCGAATGCTCCTGGTAATGCGCCAGTCATAGCATACATTCCAACAGACAAAATAACTAATGAGCCTGCTAGTACCCCTAAACCCTTTCCTATTTCTTCCCAGGACATACCGCCCATAGATTTTAAAGCTTTTGACAATATAACTAAAGCTGTACTAACTGCGAGCAAACCCACGCCGATAACTAGCATATTTTTTGGCATAAGCCTCATGGCTACTGTGACAATAGCTAAAGATGCAGCCATAGCAGCTAAACCTCGTCCTAATTCTTCCCAACTCATATCGGCTAATTTCGATAAAGCAAACGAGAATATAACCATAGCATTTGCTAAGATTGTCAAACCAATAGCGGTGGATATTATGCCTTTGGGATTACCTGATAATTTAATAAATAAAGCTAACTCAGCAAGAATTGCTCCCATAGCCATAAGACCTTGTGTCAACTTAGCCGGGTCCATATTTGCAAATTGCCGAACTGCTAATGCTAGTATATTAAGAGCTATCCCTAAGGATATTAATCCTGCTGATTTAACGGCGCCAGATCCACTAAGATTTGTTATCGTCATGAATATAGCAAGTTCTGCTAATATGGCGCCAATTCCAAGAAGACCTTGTACTAATTTTTCTAGATCAATTTTTGATATTATTGTCATAGCTGTGGATAATAATAGTATAGCGCCAGATATTGCTAGTAATTGTATAGCCATTTTTGTAGCGCCGCCAGTACTTCCACCAGGTATTTTATCAAATAACGCCATTGATCCAACTAATTCAGTAAACATTACAGTTATTGCACCTATAGCAACAGTTAATTTAGCAGAATCAATTAAGGATAAAGCTATTAACGACAATGCTAAGATACCTATTGCTGTAGCTATTGTTAAAAGTGTTTTTGCTTTCAAAGAACTTTGCCAAGCTACTAGGCTTCCTTTAACGCCGTCTAAAAGACTTGTTACTCCGCCAGAAATTCCGCTAAATGTGCTGGCTCCTTCTGTGAAGAATTTCTTAATAGATAAAAGAACCACAGCAATGAGACCTTCATTTATAACGTCATAAACGGCATTGAAATTCATTTCTTTTAAACTAATCGCTATTGCATTTCCAATTTCTCCTAATGCGTCACCCACAAATTGCCCTATACTAGAAAATATAGGTACTAAATGTTTCAATAAACCCCAAATTCCAGTTGCTATTCGTCCAACAATCTCAGCTAATTTGGTTAGCGGCGCAAATCTAACTTGAATTCGTTCCATAAAACTATCTATTCCGCTTGTGTCCACCTCAAGACCAGAAAATGAATCTTGTATTCGCTGAACAAATTCTTTTATTTTGTCTACCACCGGGGTTATATTGATTAAAAACTCTCTGAATTTTTGAATTAATGGTTCTATTTTCGTCTTAATATCAGTAAATGTTTTTCCTAATAGACCTTGATATTTTATAGCATTACGTAATTCAAATATCCAGTTGCCGATATCTCCAGCTTGTTTCAAAATTCCTTTTCCAGAAAGATTAGAGGCGCCTACTAATTTTCCTAACCATCCTACCAGAACTTTGATCCCTTCAATTCCTATATCAAATATAGCAAAGAAACCACGAAAAACTCGTTTAATATCCTCTGCCATATCCTTAGTAATCACGAATTTGTCAGTCAAAGTTTTTAGTGCGTACGTGAAACTAGCTAATTCATATGCTGTTTTTGGTGGAAATACTTGAGAAAAGGCCGTTTTGACCAAATTCATGACGTTTAGAACGCCTTCGACAGTATTTTTCAAAGCGGCAAATAAAGATGCTCTCCCACCGAAAGCTGCCCAACCAGACAATAACTGATTACGCGCTCTAGCTGAATCCCCAAGAACACCATTTATTTTATCCCCTAGATATGTAAACAACTCAGTAGCCTGATCCAAGTTACCGAATATATGTTCCCATGATTTAGTCCAACCGGTTTTAAGAGAGTCCTTAATGTTGTCAACTAATGCTGTGTAAGTCTTTAACTGAGTAGCAGCTTCATTAGCTTTTTTACCAATTTCCGTCTGCATACTAGCATAATCGTCCAGAGTTCCAACAAGAACTTCAGTCGTTAGCCATTGCTTCTCAAGAGAAGTATTAAAATTCTTAGTCGCTGTTAATACTTCATTCCCGTTTATAGTTTTATAGGTTCCGTCCGTCTGCTTTTTCAAAGTTCCCATCGCGACAGCGGTTTCCAATAACTGGGTCTTAAATTCGATTGTTGCCATATTTGCATTTTCAATCGATTTCCAGTCCATAAGTCGCACTGAACCTTGAGACAAAGCTTGACCAAAATTATACATAGCACGTGCAGCTTCACCTGTGTTTGCCCCAGACAAAGCAGCAACATTACTAATACCTTGAATCGCTATAGCAGCCTTTTTAGAACTTAAACCAGCATTAGTAAATTTACTAATGTTTGCTGTCATATCCTCAAAAGAATATATAGTTCTATCAGAATATTTATTTAAATCATCTAGACTACGATTAACTTGGTCTATGGTTTCGCCAGTACCTGACATTACAGTTTTGGTGGCATTTATTTTAGTTTCGAATGATCCAAAACCTGCTTTCATTGAGTCTAATCCTAATGCCGCAGTAAAAAGTTTCTTTCCAAGATCCAAAGCCGCATTAGTAAGATTTTGCAAAACTGTAATGCCTATAATACCAAGAGTAGAAAATCTATCAGACATTCCTCTCAAACTATCTGATATATTTCCTAAAGAGAAATTTCTTCCAGCAGCGGATAATCCTGATAGGCTTTTTACTGAGGATTCTAGATTAAGACCCTTCTTAAGAGCATCTAAAGTCTTTAAAGTTCCGCCTACACCACTCTCAAACTCCCTATTGTTAAAACCCATTTCAACAGCGCGTCTGTCGACAGCGGTCATAATTTAGTAACCTCCTTCCATAATGCTTCCGTTAGATCAGCAAATATAGGCGCTATAGCCGGATTAATATAATCTCTTCCTTGCACCCATCCGCCATTTCTAGTACCATGGCCATATTGCAAAATAATAGCAATAGGAACACCAGAAACAACATTAGAATTAGTCCATTCTATACGAAAACCACTATTAGTAGTAATGATATTGTATCCCCAAGAGCTTGAGGTTAAACCACTATCCACTGGTGTAGCCGAAGACAAAGCATTAACTCCTTGTTTAGCATAACTTTCTAAAATTTCTTTAAATCTAATTCTTTTTGCTCCCGCTAAAAATTTTTCAGTTTTATTGAAATTTCCTTTATGCTTTATGATTATCATAGAATCATCCTCGACTATTAAATTTAGCTCGCCTAGCGTCATTTAGTGCTCTATTGCGAGCATATATTTCATTTCGACTCATTTTCTTTGTTGGCTGATTTTTAAGATTGCAAACTTTAATTAATGATAGCAATCTATTAAAATGCCATTTTTGGCATTCAAAAGGAATATTGTAAGAGACCATCCAATAATAAATAATTTCAGCAGTAATAATTTCTGAATTATTGGATTTTCCAATCTCTACAAATGTTGTAGCTGTCATTGGNGCATTGACATATTCTGATATCTCATCATGATTTTCAGAAGTTAAACAATGATATATATTAGGATCAACATTTTGTGTTAGAGTCATAAAACGTATATAATCTATGGTTTCTTCTTTTGTTTTTACTTCTTTACTGATAAAAGGTTTACACCATTTTGATTCCCATTTAGCTAGAGAGACTAGAGAATGCTCCAGTTGCAATACTTGTTCTTTTGTTTTTATGAATTTCGATATCTCGTCGATAAAGAATTCTTGTTCAGGCACTGTTATCTGAAGCATTTCTCTATCTCCCTGCTAGCACTAAATACAGATACGGTTCCGAGAGAGTTTTTACTCAGTCTATTGGAACGATCATAAGGGACTACATGGTGCACCTCCTAAAAATTAATAGAATACAATCCAAAGTCGCACACCGACTTGAATTCATTACTCTGTCTTTTGGATTGGTGCCTTTGGCAATACACCTGCTACAAAAGCCGCAGCAAGTTTAGAGTCATTGCCTAACTCAAGAAATAACTCAACGAAAGCTTCACTCTGGGCAAATTTATTACGTAATTCTGCATTTTTAATAAAACTTGTTCCATCAGCGGTTTT